TTCCTCTTGCAACCGCAAGGGTCGGCATTACTTCACGGTGTTCTTGAAGAGGAAGCCGGCCGTATTCAGAACGAACAGATCACCATACATATCCGTGCAGCGGATGTTGATGATCTTCCCACCTTCCTCGGTGAAGACGTCGACGTAGGGATACGGCTTCGAGGGGAACATGGGTTTGATGATGTAGCCGAAGGAGGGCTCCTCGACATCGGGGAATCCGCCGGCCGGCTTGTAGTACAGGATCGCGGTGTCTTCCCACAGATCCGTGAAAGTCGTGTCGTCGCTGTCAAGGCCCATGGACTCGCCGGTCCACACTTCCTTGAGGTCGTGGATCTGGCGGATCCAGTCGGCCGTGACGATCTTGTCCTTCGTCAGGGTCATGCGGGACGTGTAGTCGGCGTGGAACTTGAGAGCCTTCAGCGAGGAAGGTCCAAGGTACAGGGTGTTGGGATAGGTTCCCAGCTTGGCGCGAATGATTTCCTTCGCGTCTTCGATGTCCTGCACAGGGGTCGAACCCGTCTCCGACCAGCAATCCGTGCCGGTGAGGGCGCGGTAGTTGCCGTTCGTGTAGTTCGCAACGGACTGAACCTTGTCCGCGATGCGCTTCTCGAGCTCGAGCTGCATGTTGAACTGCACTCTTTTGCGGGTGCGGTTCTGGATGTCGAAGAATGCCTTTCCGCGGGCATCGATCGGAACAGCCTTGAGCTCGTCGATCAGGCGCTGATCAATGGGATACGCCAGGTCGTGCTCTTCGCACGAGAAGGTGATCCAACTGTCCGGGCTGATCTGAGCGCGGTTGGACTTGGCGCCCAGGGCGCGGAGCGTCTGGTACATCTTGAAGGCGTCTTTGTTGTAGATCGGAATCTGTCCCTTGGACAGAATGCTCTTTGCGACGGGGAAAAGCTTATCCGCGATGAACTGCGGTTGGCCGTACCCCGCTGCAAGCCTGGTAAGGGGAACATTGATCCCCGTGGTTACGGTGTCAAAGTAATTGGACATGGGTTAATCCTCCTGTTCTGTCCGGTTACGGAGCAGTCGTCGTGGTGGTTGTCGTGGAAGTGGTGCTGGACGAAGACGTGGTCGTGGTCGACGTCACGGCAGTGGCGACATGCTTCGTGCCACCCAGCAGGATCTCGACGAGCTCGCCGGGAAGCGCTGCGTTCATCACAACACCGGCCGCGAAGTATCCGCCACGGGACTGAACGGCTTTGCCGTTTGCGTCCGTGCTGACTTCCGCGCCCTGGCCCAGGGCCACCGCACCGCACATAACCAGAGCGGATCCTGCAGTGGTCACGCCGATCAGCTCGCCGGTCAGTGCGCTGTCGTAGGAAACGCCGATGACCCTCTCACCAAGGACGGAGCCTTGCGCACCGTTGATCTTTACAAACCGATTCACGGCTACGGCACCGACTGCTCTCCGGGTGATTCGACCCTCCGGCTTCTCAGTCTGCCTGTTATAAATCGTCATGTTGAAATTCCTCCTGTATCAGTCGGGTTTAGCTGGCGATGTAGGCTTCGGCAGCCGCTTCGTAGGTCATGCCGGGATGCGCTTCCTGGAACTTCTTGATCTCCTTGTCGAGATCGATGGAAGCCTCGATGATGATGCCGGCACGGGCGAAGTCGGCGTACTGGGCCTTATCGTCCTTGGGAGCCTTGCTCGGATCGGCCCAGACTTCTCCGGGCTTTACGATCACAGGGCGATCAGTGAGACGTTTCTTGAACTTCGTCACCAGATCCGTCGTGCCTTCCGCGAAGGTCATCTGGGAATTCGCCATGTAGGTGTCTGCGAACTCTCCCTTCAGCCCCTCCACTTCGGCGGCCAGGACCTTTCCTTCCTTCGTGAGGCCTTCCACGAACAGGTCAAACGCGGCCTGCTCGCCCTGGAGCTTTATCTTCTTCAGGCTCTCGGTGTACTCGAGACCCTTTTTGGCAGACTGCTCCTGGAGGCTCGCCATCTGGGAGGTAAGGGCCGTGATCTGCTCGGTGAACTCGGCCTTGATTTTTTCGATGTCGGACATGTTGAGATCCTCCTGATTGTCTTTGTCATTAAAATCGGCAGTATTCAGCAAAGATGCTAAATCTTCTTTCGGAAGAGCCTTCTCAAGGTCCTCTTCGGAATACGTTTTCGAAATCAGCTTGCGGATGTTGCGGATCATTCTTGCCAGAGTCGAGATCTCTGTCTGCACCTCGATCTCCGTGAAAGCTTCTGCTGACTTGAACTCCACGGGAGCCAGCCCCTTAACGGAGGGCGGTGCAGCTCCCAACAGCCCGATATGGCGCAGCAGATTATTGCCATACAAAGCGATGGAGACTTTTTTGAACATTTTTGCGTCTATGGCGGATTTGATCTTGTCGCCCACGAATTCGACGAATGCCTGGAGCCGATCGCCAGATACCTGAAGCTTCTTGGCCCAGCCGTAAGCCGGATCGTTGTTCTCCGGATGGCCGACCACCAGAGGCGCCTCGTGCTCGGTCTGCTCGTTGTAGAGCTTCGCCATCTCGTCGAGATCCGCGATAGTGTAAGTCTTCGTGTTTCCATTGGTCGCCGTATGCGTGCCGGCCCGGAACACCTCGATCCATCCGGAGACGGGTTCTGCGTATTCCTTCGATGCCATGGCCTTGGCAACGGATTCCTCGATGCCACCCGCGATCAGGTCAGCGTAGAGTTTTTCATTCATCGTTCTTATCCCCTCCCTTCGGGTCGCCCTTCAAGCCGCCCGGGGTTGTCGATTTTTCCTCTGCTGGTTTCTTCGCCTGCTGCAACTTCGCCGGAGGCGGCTTGGGGTCCACAACCTTCTGGATGTCGTCTTCCTTGAACCGGTAAGCCCGGACGAAGTAGTCTTTGTTGAACCGCACTCCGGCCCGGCTCAGTGTCTCGTCGCGCGTGGCGCGATCCATGTCGATGACGTCCTGCCGGAACGGCGCAATCGACGGAACCTCGAACTGGTTATACCCGTTGCGCCGCGCGATCATCCGCACCAGCCCGTTCCAGGTCGCCGTGACCATCCTGAGATCGGACAGCGCGATATCGTCCCGGACAGCGAGCGCTCCACGGGTAGCGGCGTAAGCGGCCTTGTCTGAGGTATCCGTTGCCAGCGTGTGGCCCAGGATCGTCTTTGTCATCTGCCGATCGAAGAAGTCGCACAGCATCTGGAAAGCCTCTCCGATATTCCCCGAACCGGATTTGCTCTCCAGCAGTTCGACGGTCTTCGTCTGCGGCAATGCGATCACGGCGTCCTGGACGAGTCCTTCAAGATCCGTGGCAAATCTCTTCAAGTCATCCGTATTGCCCGACTCCATCGTGCCCTTGACCCACGGCGTCCCGAAGCGCTCCATGAAGTTCATCCAGAACTCGATGCCGGCGCGCTTGAAGACGATCGGCCAGAAGCAGCGATTCGCCACTCCGCGGCCGTAGGGGTTGTCGAACGTGGGCTTGATGCGCGGACAGATCAAAGCAAACTCATTGGGCGGAGGAACGCCGTTCACCGGATGGGCGTAATCCATGAAGTGGATCACGGGCTTTCCGTCCTGCCCTACGAACCACTGGAACCATTCTGGAGGTTTGGGAGTGATTTCAACCGGGACCCACAGGCCCCCCTCATACCCCCAGGTGAGCTCCGTGGGCTGATAGCCCCAGAAGATCACGTCGAGGAAATTGTCAATGATCTCGATACGATCGAGACTGTCGACTGATAATTTATCCTCTAGGATTTTATGGAACCAGTACTCGACGCCCTTGAACAGGCGCGCTTGCGAATCACCCTTCTGAATTTCCCATTCGTAAGCGAGAGTCGCCGCCTCGCGGGATTCAATCGCTGCCGTGATGTGGGAGTCAAACAGAAGTTCGCGATAGGTGCCGATCCCCACCCCCCGCCGCTGCAGGACAAGGTCCGGATTCGGCATGATCTGGGAAACAACGAAATAGGCTTCAAGGGCCGTGCGATAACTGTACCGCTGCATGACTGATAAATCGGTACACCGAAAAAAATATTCAAAAATATTTTTATCGGTCTACCGTCCTATGGGTTAGTCTGAATCCTGTAAACATCCCAATAGCCTTGCGCTCGTGGGTTGTGATCATTCTGCAGTTGTCCGAATATTTTATCATGTAACTCAGCGCCTGGCTCGTCGCGTCCACCTCGTCGAGGTACTCCGTATTCGGGAAAGTGGCAAGCGTTTCGATGTAGTCCCCGACCCATCTGGTCAATGGGCCGGGCTCCGGCACCACAACCGAGCCACCTTCAAAAAGTGGAGATACCGCCATGGCCCGGACCACCTTATCGGCCAGCGGCTCAACGGGAATGACCGGCAGATTCGATTTTCTCTGATACGTTTGTATGAGAGACTGGCCCGATGCTTTATTCTCGATCAGCACCGCGGACGGGCTCCACTTCGTGTAGCACAGCGCGACCTGCTTCTCGAGCTCCGGATACTCCACCCGATCCCGCCACTGGTCCAGAAGATA